TTGACCAATCCGGTCAAAACCTGGCCCGAGGCATCGAGTCTTTCGGGAAAGGATTGAGCAGAGGCATTGAAGGCAGGGCTAAGATCAAAAGCCAAGCTGCATCCTTGCGTTCAAAACTTGCTCCTCATGCAGACTCCCTGGCTGAAAAATACAACGTAGACCCAGGTAACTGGAAAGCTTTTCTTGATGATCAGGGCCTTGGTCAACTTCAGGGGATCTCTGAAGGCTACATTGTCTCCATGGCAAAAGAATTGCATGACGCAAAGGTTGCCGAAAGTCGGATGAAGGTGAATCAGGTAGAGCAAGGTAATGCTGCTATCTCAGGGTTCATGCAGGCTAACATGCCTGGAAGCGTCCCCACTCAAAGAACCGATTATTCAGGTGAGATTGATCAGGCTCGATCTGAAGTAGGAAGACTAGAGGAGGGTATCAAGAATTTCGCTCCTACCATAGAAGCAAAAGATGTTCGAATGGAAGTTCCTCCTCCAATCTACGATCTACCCAAGGAAGCTCAAAACTTTCAGCCTACACTAGCAGATCGATTTGCTGGAGATCCATTGTCCCGAAGCGCAAAAGCTAACCAGCAAAAGGATGCCAGGATGCAACAGCAAATTGGTCAGGTAGGTCAGTTCATGCAGAACCAGGCGAGACCTAACAGAGAGGACGAAGCTCAGGTCATGGAGCAAAGGCAGGCTTATCAGGATCAGCTCAAAGGATTGGAAGACGCTAAGAACCAACTTCAACTTCTGGAGGCAAAGCAACAAGCAGAACTGGACAAGCCAGATACCCGTCCACAAACAGCCGAGGAATTTGCCAAGTCCCGAGCCAAGAATATAAACAAACTCATTGAGGACAACCCTCTTGCAGCAAGCACTATTTACTCATTGCTCATGGGGCCAAAGGTAGACGCACCCAAGCTTGATTCGGAGGCAAGAAAAGCTATTGGCTTCGCAAACCGAATGGAAAGTGCTGATGCAGAGCTTGCAAAAATCTCTGACAAGTATGACAGATCCGGTTCCTCACAAGGAATCCTGTCAATTATCCCAGGGCAACTAAAAAGCCAAGAAAGGAGACAGTATGAAGCAGTCATGACTGACTGGATTACTGCCAACTTGAGGAGGGAATCTGGTGCAGCTATAGGAAAGGAGGAATACAAGAACGATATGATAAAGTATTTCCCTTCCGCTGGGGATAGCGATGAAACAATGAAGCTCAAGGCTCAATTAAGGAAGAACGCTATACAGGCAATAACAAAGCCGATTGAGGATTCCTTTAACACGGGGAGAGGCGCATCTTTCCCATCCTTTTCGTCACCTCAACAATCTGGGCAGTCTGGTCTAGTAAAAGTATACGGAAGCGATGGCAATCTTATTTCTAGATAATGCAAAACATCTACCTGCAAGATTATGATGTAAACCTGCGATTCCCAGACGACATGTCGGACAGCAGGATTGACGAAATCATTACACGCGACTATCCCGAGCCAGATGAAAAGCTGGTAGCTCGATTTGAGAACCCTGACACTCCTGCAGCATCTCTTTCCAAGGAGGATCACGAGAGGTACCTGCAGGCAAGGCCCGATATGACTGCAGGACGGTTTGCTGGAATGGCAGCAGACGCATTCACTTCCACTGCAGGTAGACTTCTCACCAACCTACCAGAATTCCTCAAGACATTGGCAATGTCCCCCATCGAGATGGGAGTTTCCGCGAGAACTCTGGCAGAAGGATTCGCCAGGGGAACTTACGACACCGAAACCATGGGACGTATGGCAGAGGGTTATCTCATGTCAAAGGTCGAAGGGTTTGGTGGTAGAACCAATGACGAAAAAGAAAACCAATACAGACGGTTTTTAAAGGTCAAAGAATTGCAGAATGTCCGTTCCAAAATTGATAAAGGTGATAAGTCTGCCTGGAACGAATACATGGAATGGGCAGGGGCCAATGGAGCAAAGATTGACCCTGAGAAATTCAATCAAGGTGCAGCAGAATTTTTGGGTGAGTTTGCAGATCCAAGTTTACTTATACCTGGTTCCAAAATAGGAACCGCGATTGCCAAGACAACAGGCAGGGTGACAGGAGGAGCAGTATCTGCTGCAGGAGATATGATGTCTGCTGGTGGAAGGAGACTCAGTGACTTGCGGTCCAGTGCAACTGATGCCGTGGGTAACCTGGCTTCAAAAGTTGACGAAGCAAGCGGTGGAATTGGCAGGGATGCAGTCCCTGGGGGAGTAGGTGCTGCAGTTGGCGGAGGAGCCTTGGACCTTGGCACTGCAGGCATGGGAACCTTGGCTGTTGCCGGTATCCCTGCAGCAATGGAAGTTGCTGGGGGATTGCTACGTAATTTCGGAGATGCCATGAAGGTCAATCCTACCAGGTCTGGTGGCCTTGCAAGGATGGCACTCAACTCACCGGACACTGCTGCTGGCTACCTTGCTGGTAAGCTCCAGTTTCTGGACACTCCAGTTAACTATGCAGGCAGAGCTGCATCAGGTGCAGTGACAGGTGTAGGGGTTGGTGCTGGCATAGGTCTGGCAACAGGAGGGGTTGAAGGGTTAGCTCAGGGCATTGGTTCAGGTGGAGCCATGGGTGCATTCGGTGGAACCATGGGAAGGTTTGCTGAGGGTGCAACAGGAGCAGCAAAGAGGGCAGCTCAAGACAGTGATCTAGTTACATGGCTAGAAAGTAAAAGTGATGAAGACAGAGCTTCCCTTGGACGCTACAAAAACCGAGATGACTTGATCCGAGCAATGGATCTAGAGCAGGTTATACTTGGGTCAACTTCTGAAGCAGAACCCATCATTCGATACGGAACTGATGAAACTGTTATAGGTCAGGATGCCCAGGGAAAAGACATAACGCTCAAAGGTGGTGGAGGTGCTTACACTCAAGAAGGTGGCAGACCTGTCATTCACCTTAACACCAATTCAGACCTACGGACTCTAGCGCATGAAACCTTCCATGCTATTGCGAGAATTGATGGCTTTGAAGTCATGGTTCAGCGGATCAAAGATCAGGTAGGCAAGCTTTACAAAGATCAGGAGATCGACACGCTGATCAATGACTATGAAAAGTCAGGCAAGCTTCTAGTAACTGATGATACCCCAGGTAAATCAGATCGAGACAAGAAATTTAATTCAATCCTGGAAGAGATCGGTGCTGAATACTTCGCCAATTACATCAAAGGCAAAGACAGTAATTATTTGTTCAAGGGTAACCCCATCAGAGAAGCCATCCGAGGCATCACTGATCGATTCGTAGCAGGCAAGCTTGACAGGGTTCACAACACTTTTAAAAGCGACATTTTCGATACCCCTATCAAGCAGTCAAAAGCTCTAAACCGATCCATTGACGATCTGGTCAGAGCAAGGAGAAGGTCCAAGAGAAACATCAACCTTTCCGTAGATACTCCTGTCCGAGTCTACAGTGACTTTGACTTGAAGGATGATGCCATCTTTCAGGAACTCGTTGACATGGGTGCTGCCAGGGTAACAGCCACTGGTAAGAGAGAGATGATCAAGAGTGCTGCTCAGGTCAAGAAGATCGAAGCAGAACGAACCAGGACCATGGCTAAGGTTTTGGACTCAGTAGACGACACGGGAGGATTGATCCGCGATGAAAGAGGCAACTATTCAGGGCTACGTTTCAGCAGACAACAGATCGATGCTCTCCTGGCTTCAGATGCAATTACTGGAACCCTCCGAAAAGCCCTGGAGAAGATCAGGGAGATGCCAGATGACAGTGGGCTGATGAATGTCTTGTATGCTGCAGCTACCACAAAGGTAAAGAGGGGGACTCGATACCGCAATCTGCCTTTGAGCAACCGAGATGCGATTCTTTACAATTTCATTGTGTCCCCTGAGACAGGAACCATGCGAGTCAAGGTTGCAGACAAGACGCTATTGGATCAAAGAGTAGCCAAAGAGTTTGCAAACCCAGAGACCCAGAAAGAATTTAGCAACATAGAGGAGATGCAACGAGATCTCCTGACTTACCTGGATGCATTGTCCTCTGGTCAAACACCAACAGCAGAGGTCCTGGGATCGGCAAAGAAGAGAGATATACTGAATAAGGTCCTTAGGGTCAGGAATCAGAAAAACAATATCCTAGTCCCTGAAGGCACTAAGTTTAATGAGGTAGAGAAAAACTTTCCCTGGCGAGATTTCAGACTGGATCGCATTGTCCAGATGACAACCAGGGAGACCAAGGTCAACTTCTCAGAAGATGCTTACAATCGAGCAGGAATTAACTTTAGCCCTGAGCCAACCAGACCTGTTGAGGACCATCCAGAAAACCAACCAGTGCAAGGGAGGCTTTCTGAACCTCAGGCAGGAAGAATTGATGAACTGCAGAAGCACTACGAAAAAGTTACACCTGCTAGAATTAAGGCACTGGAGAAAGATGCCATTGACTCCCTGGCATCTCGTTTGATGAATTTGGGTATACCTGTTTCTGATGCAAAGTCTCTTGCCAGAGAATCGTTTAAAAACATCAAAAGCAAAGTCAGGGGAGCCATGCAGGTTATTAGTGGTATGGGCAAATCTGATTTAAGCAGGCTTGCTGGTGTAGGTAGACCTTCAGTAAAGACAAGAGGAAAAGTGAATCCTAACTGGTTAACATCCGCTTTCGAGTCTTTTGAAAACGACATAGATTTAGCACTGATGAAGGCTCAACAGGTAGGAGGTGCTGAGTCAGGAGTGAGGCAGGTAACACCAGAGCAGGGTGAATCATTTGTGACGGGTGAAAGGCTTGCGGACACAAAAGCATTCGGATCATCACTAAGAGATGACGAAGCATCTCCACCAAGAGTTTATTCAAGCGTTGTGGAGGGACAGAAGTTTGGGAGCCAAGGTAACTATAATCTGTTTTTTGAGTGGAACCCTAAAACGCCTATGGTGGTTACTTCACATCACCATTATGGTGTCGCTAATGGAATCACAGACATTCATGCTTCAGCTAACGTAGGAGATAAAAACGCAAGATCATTTGGAGACCCTGAAAGCGAAACATACACAACCTTGCCTTCAGGGAAGAAAGTATTGGACACTCCTCTACTGGTAGGTAACAAGGGAGCATCTACAGCACGATCTCATCAACTAACGGTTTCAACTCCCACATCAGGCTTAAACGAGGTTAAGAAATCTTACAAAAAAGGTGGGTTAAGTGCTGCTAGAAGGGAACTAGCAAAAGTCATTTCAAACGAAATGATTGGAAAACAAAGCCAAGGCAAAGCAAAGTCCTACGCAAGCCCTGAAGGTGTCCCCATGACTGTTGCTATACAACGGAACAGGACTGAGGCATACATCCTTAACCCTGACCTGGCGAACGTAAAGAAAGTGACCATTGTTTCAAACGATCCTAGCGAAGTCAGGATCATTAAAAACAACCTTAAAGCTGCCTTTAAAAACAACTCTTCCAAAATGCCAACTGTTCAGGTTGTCAACAAGTCTTCTGGGGAAAGCGGAAACAAAGGCAGGAAGGCCATTACTGATGAGCATTATAACCTAACTGGTCAAACAAGATTCTCTCCAGGAAGCAAGCAAAGCGAATCCATGCCAGCATTCAATGTAAAGAATGAAGCAGGCTCCCCCTTTGCTGACATGATTGCAGAGGGAGTGAAGACAATTGAAACAAGAGTAAGACCATCCCTTAACAGCATTGCAGGAAGTCGAGTAAAACTGATCAGAACAACCGGTGAGGGATCAGGGGAGGTTATCGGTGAAGTTACCGTTGGTGAACCTAAGTTTTACGCAACAAAAGATGAGTTCGATGCAGACTTTGACAAGCACTTAGTCAAAGACGATTCAGAATTCGCCTTCGGTGAACAAGGCAAGTATGGATACCCCATGCTGGACCCTGTCAAATACCAGGAGCCTTACTCAGTCGATTCAGTTAGAGACAGACCCAAGGGACGTGTTACAACCAGGGACATGCCTGGACCGAGATTCTCTCCTGAACGCATGGAATCACTTCCCTCTGGTGAGGGACCTGTCTTGCCGAAAGTGGAACCACCTATTCTACAGGGACCATCTGCAAACGTAGTTAGCCTGACAAAAGTTAAAGCAGAGATCAGTAAAGAGAAATCACCTAAGGTAGTAGATAACACTGAAATACAGGAGGACATGCCTGTAGGTCTCAGGTTAGACATCCCTACTTACGAAAGAACTATCAAGGCAGGGCAACCAGTATTCCCTGTTGCAGTTCATGAGAAATGGAAAGGAAAGCAAGCAGGGAAAGCAGGCAAGGTCATAGGTTACACAAACATTGCTGCTGTTAAGAACCCAGTGTTTACCGTAAACGAAAAAGCTGCAGAAAGCATCAAGGGTGGGAAAGCCAAGTCTACGATAGCTACAGTGGAAGGTCTTTACTCAAAGACGCGAGAAATACCTGAAGACATTGATACTTGGACTCAGGTAGGAATGAACCCTCGGAGGCATAGCTACTTTTACGACAGGGAAACTGGTCAACCTGTAATCGGTGGAGATGTTGCGATTTCTTCGGGAAATACGGTTTTTGTTAAGAACCCGATCTATGACTCTCCTGGAAGCTTCCGCTTCTCTCCTCAACGAGTACTCGACTCCCTGGGTATGTATTCAAAAGCCCAAGAAGCCATTGAAGGGATGCAGCAAAAACGAGGCACTGGACAGCAATTCCTGAAAGCCATGGAGAAGGCTGGAGTCAAGGCAGAGGAAATCGAAGACATAGGGCTGGACACGTTTCTGAAAGATAACCCGAGGGTGAACAAGGAGGAGGTTCTGGACTTTATTAAAGCTAACCAGATTGAGATGGTTGAGGTGACTATGGAGGCTAAAGGCGTTTTCAGAATTGAAGGAGTCCGAAGGCTTGCTGAGAAAGCTTTTTCAAGCAGGGAAGATGCTGAAAGTTTTTGGAAAAAAGAAGCTTCCAAAGAATACGAGGTAACACAAATTGAAGACCTACCTTATATAGCTAAACGCGATGCCATAGAAATGGGCAACATTCGTTTCCCTGACACTCCTGTTACGGAAAAAAAATACGTTATTGTCGAAGACGGAAACCTTTTGAATGAGTTTGCGGACTTCAAGGTATTTGACGACAAAGACTCAGCTAACGCAGAGGTGGAAAGTGAGGTTCAAAAAAGGTTCAATTCATCTAGTCGTATTGTGGAAGATAACAACGACACTAAATACTCTGACTACACAGAACCTGGGGCCGAAACTGGAACATACACTGAGAGGTTACTCACGGCACCTCCTCCAGTTGAGAATTTGATGGCCCGATACAGTGAGCTTACTAAAGCGTTTGATAAACGAAGCCCTACCCCCGAAGAAAGAGCAGAATACCTCAAGCTTGAAAGGGCTATACACGGGGAAGATTACAAGGAATTTCGTTTTGGTTTGTATCATTCCTCTCACTTTGACGAAACAAACATTATCGCCCATGTTCGCCATAATGACCGTATTGGCCCAGACGGTGAGAAGATTCTGTTCCTGGAAGAGATACAAAGTGACTGGCACCAGGAGGGAAGAGAAAAGGGATATAAGACCGATGATTTTCGTAAGTTGACAGACGCTGAGAGAGCGGAACTCGAAGAAATTGAAAACGCAAGCAGGACTAGCGAAGAGGCATGGTCAGAGGCTAGACGTAGAAGGTTTAATGAGTTATCGGGAATCGATGAGCAATACTACCGATCAGAAGCTCAAGCAGCCCCCAACGCACCCTTCAAAAAATCTTGGCCTGAGTTCAGCATGAAACGAATGCTCAAGCTTGCTGCAGATGAGGGTTATGATGCCATTGCCTGGACAAGAGGTGAAACCCAGAATGCCAGGTATCAGCTAGGCGATAAAGTAACAGGTATTGACGTTATTGATTACGGAGACAGTAACTATGAACTGATGGTCAGAATGCCGAACGAGGACGTATTTAAGACCGTTGAAACAAACATCTCAAAAGAGAAATTGCCTGACTACATAGGGAAGGAACTAACCCGACGAGCATTAAGCAACATGGAAGGTTCAGGGGAGGGCATGAGAAATGCCGTCCTTGAAGGTGAGAACCTTCGCCTGGGTGGTAAAGGCATGAGAGGTTTTTACGATGACAAGCTTCCAAAACTTAAAGTCTGGAAACAAACCAAAGACGGCAACGGCAATCGCCTGAAACCTGTCAGTAAAATGATTTCCGATGATCTGGAAGCAAATTACGTTGCCTTAAATGACAGTGTTAAAAAGAAGATCTCAAGCCAGGGAATGCCTCGCTATAGTCCTGAGGTCAAGTTAAACAAAACGAGAGATCTCAACAAACGAGGTGGAGCAATATACACAAATGAGCGAGGTGATCGTGCAGTTCAGACATCGCTTAGGGCAGGTATTAGGATTTACAGCACACAAGGAAAACGCATTGGTCCCGTGTTCAAGTCCATCGAAAAAGCCGAACGACACTTGGCGAAGATGGGCAAATAAAAAACCCTCCCCCATTTGCATCCAACAGCCAGGGGAGGGGTGTTAGTCGTTACGTGTATACTATCAACCTCAATAAGCAAAACCTACGGATACTCCAGGTGAGACGTTCACTTGGTCCGTAAATTCATATCTCGCTGACACACTATTATTAGTGTTAGTCACCGTCAATAAATTTATCCAACAATTTTTTCTTCTTCTCCACACTGGATTCCTGGTCATCTGCTCTGGTGCAGATAGCGTGGTAACAAAGCATTTCCCCTGGGACAATTGCGTCAATGGTTTTAGTGTTTGCAAAACTGAAGGGGAGGGTCCTAGCTCTGTCATGGGCAACAGCACGTAGCGCATCTTGATCGTGGTGACCAGGGTTACTGTCCATGTGGTCAAGCATACTCTCAAACAAAAACAGTAGTTCAACTCTATCCATGCCTGCGATGAGTCCAGCATTCAGTTCCCCTTGAGCATTTTCTCTCATACAGTAAATGCCTTGAGTCACTTTTTCCTCCAGTTTGTGAAACGCCCCAGGCATGTAAATAATATCCAGATCACTTAAAACGATCAGGCCTTTCGGTGCTGCTTTCAGAGACTTGATAGCGCAACGTATTTTCCATTGCATAACAGTCAACCAATCCCCATAACCGAAATCACCTTTAGGGTTGCTACCTGTAGGTTGCTGAAAGTGTATCCAGTTTACTGGCTCGCATTTGCTTAATGACTTTTCAAAATAACCCCTTCTCAAGTCATCATGACTCGGAGTTCCTGCAGTAACTATTGTGACCATAAAAGTTCCTTGTCTCCTTGAGGGAACGGAAGTATGCCTGGAGGACCCAGCGTCACTATTTCATGAAACCCTTCAAAGTCTGCTTTCAGTTTGTTCAAGTGCTTTAGCAATGTATCCATGGGAATCCGCAAAGGGTCTGCTGTTCCTTTCCCGTAAAAGTGAGTAGTCGCTCCCGAGTAATCCAGGTCGCACCCCACCAAATTGAGTTCGTAATGTTCACCTGCAAGCATAGCTCGATTCAATATATCGTAACTTGCATTGAGAATCATGGTTCCATGGTGAGGGCAAGTGTAGCCTTTGGGTCTCAAAAGGTAATCGCTTACTATGCGGCAACGATGCCACTCATTTCCATTAGCTTGCTGTAACGGTTGGAACGAATAATTTCTATGTATGACGTAGTCTGTAGCCACATACCATACACCCTCATGATCACCCGTGATTTGCTTTGCGTTATTTAGGACATGAGCGACTTCGACTTGATGCTTGTGCCTGCTCCACCATTCTGGGCTGTAAGGAGCCGAGCCTATTAGAAACACTTTCTTCATTCTGGTAATGGTAATTCATAGGGATAAGGGTGAGGTGTCCAGGAGTCCTGGACGATTGAAGCGTCACATGCAGAGCATCGAAACTTCTCCCAGCACAATGTGGGTTCCCTTGACATGGAGAATCCTTCAAAGACATTGCCTGTAGATCTGTAATGAGGCAGGGCTTCTTGCCCGAACATCTTGCCTCGATCAATGGCTGACATGCATGTGTAAACATCGCCCAAGGGATCTACATTGACTCTGTTGACTCCTGCAGAGCAATAGACTGGATCAGTCTTATCTGTAGCTCTGGGTGCCATGGTTAAAGAAGTATCCTGATGGGGACACCTGTCTGTCCCTTCGCCTGGCTTAGGAGGAAACTTGGCAGGTTGAACATGGTAAACATCGATATTGATTGTTCTGAGATCCAGCTTTTTTTGCATGTCCCTGATGCCTTGCTCAAAGTGTTTTTGGCCTGGGTGCATGACTAATTCACAGCCAGTTTTATGCCCCCCAAAAGCATCTGCAAACCTTGTTATTTTAGAACTGTATTCCTCCCATGATTGCTGAGTGGGGTGAAAAGAAAACGTAACACAATCAAGGTTGTTAGGATCAACTTCCTTGATCCATTGATCGACATCAAAACTTTTACCGAGATTGGATGTCATCTTGATAGGGACCCTTTGACCTATGCCATTAACGATGTCAAGCATCCCAGGGAGGACAGTAGGTTCTCCACCTGAAATGTAGAACTCCTGAACAGGTATTCTAGAGAAAGCCTCGATCCATTCGACAGGTGTTACGTCTGCATTTCTTACTTTTCGGTAAGAATCTCTGGTGGTTTCCTGCCAGCAATAGTTGCATTTATAATTGCATTTCCAGGTAGCAAACCATTGCAGAGAGACGGGAGCAGGGGAGGCATTCTGCAGGCACTCCTCGATCCCTCTGGGGTCATGCTGAATACCTAGAGGTCCATGGGTTATAGAGCGTGAAGTAATGCTACCGATGACCAGTTGACCATCACTTTTGACTGACACGTCAAGATCCCTCCCAACGAATACGTCAGGAAGGATCATTGAAATCATTCTCAGACCACCATGGAGAACAGCAAATCTTTGTGAATGCTGTTCAATAGATACGTCTATTGTCTTGCAGTCTGGTTGGGCTTCATAAAGGACATCGAGGTAAACGGACGTGATTTTCACGCAACCAATTTACTCGGTGACTAACACTATTTGCAAGCGTCATCAAGGGTATCTGACACCCAGTCTGTAAGGGACTTGCCATCCCCCTTGGCAGCGTTCACCCAGGCATCCTTCTGGTCTGGTCTGCATCTCATATTGAGAAAAGAGGAGGCAGGTTGTCCTGCCACCTTGATTCTGTTCTGCGATCCCTTTGGGGGACCTACTTTACGCTTCTCGGTCATAAGCGATAGAACACATGTCTTTTGTATTTGATCAAGGGTTTTCTTCCCTTGGCCCAATACGGTTTTCTCTTCATCCAAGTAGCATGGTAGTGGTTAATACCTCCCATGGCTTCCAGATTTAACCGGTGAGGGTTTTCCTCCAGCCAAATGGCATACTGAGCCTGGGGAGTCTGGAGCAGGGGAGAGAGGTCCTTGTAGGACTTCCCGTTCCAGCAACTGAATTGAAGCCTCTGCAAGCAGACCTGTCGCATCGTCAGATTCCGATCAATGGATCTTTGCAGGATACACCCAGCAACCAGCTCCATGCCTTCTCTGCCTTCCCCTCTGGCTTCAGCCAATATGGTCAATGCGACCACATGATCAGCCAATGCAGAGGTGTTTATTAATAGAATTAGTAAAAGTGTTCTCATTGCAATGTTAAGGTGTTAGTCATACAGGCAAAGTATCTTTTCATTTCGTTCCTTCCGTTACTGAAAAGCTTTTGATGGCTTCCTCAATTATGGATTTCATTGCTTTTGATTTGTAAGCTTCCCTGGCCTGGAACAGGCTTTTAAAACGTCTTCCTTGCTTCCCCCAGGCTTTGTGGCTTGCGTTGCTTGTATTGCAGACAGTCACTGCAAAAGGTGATACAAAGACGCTTCCTTCAGTTTTACCCACCCTGGCTTGCAGCCACTGATGCGTTTTCTTGTCTTGCTTTTCGATAATTTCAATTGAGTTCATAGTAGTAGCTATTAGGTGTTAGTCATTAAGGTGAAATTTTATCAGCTTTGAGCCTTCTCGTTTTGTGAGAAGAAAGGAGTTGTTTAGGAGGATCTCACTCCCATCATCACCAGCTTCAAGCATGAGCTTGGCTAGATACCAGCATTGCTTTGTGCTGGCAGGTTCCAGGTCTACTGAGTGACACCTGGATGCTGCAGTGTCTAGGATTCTACAAATTGATTTCTGGGTAACGGACATAGTTAAATTCTTTCTTTCTAGGTGTTAGGCATCTTGGTTGATAATGTTTTTGACACGCTCAACTTCTAATTTGTATTGATTGTCACGCCACTCAGGGTGATTGAATTTGAGACTATATCTTTTCCTGTTTTTCTTACTCCATCTAAACTTTCCATTTTTAATGCTGGGACCAACGGTCCCTCTATATGTCCATCCTTTACTTTTTGTCATTTTGTTTTCTTTCTTTCTAGGTGTTAGTCATTAAGTGGTTTAATTTTCGCTGGTGAAAAAGAACTCATTTCTTTGCTTTCGGCGTATATTTTCGGCATCTACGTAAGCCCGTGCTATATCCACTTTGCGATCCGCCTCGCTGATTGCTTTAACCGAGTATTCCAGAGCGAGACGATTGCTTTCCGATAAAGAGTATTCGTCAAAAGCAGATTCAACACCTACTAGCAATGCGAGGCCAAGTATTGCAGGTCCGTTTACGGAGTTACTCCAAACGGACTTTATCTTATCTTCAACAGCTTGGCGTTCCACGATAGCCTCCGCAACTATGTGGCGGTAAGCTGAGGCGTGTTTCCCTGTTTTGACGTTTTCATCATAAAGTTTTTTTGCAGCGTCTTTTATTTCGTTTTTCATTTTAATCTTTCTTTCTTTTTAGGTGTTAGTCATATCAGCCTTATTGCTGCTGACATGAGTAATATGCATCACGTTTAATTAAACGTCAACACATTTAACAAGAAAAAACAAAATAATCTTCTAGCGTAGCACGATACCCTTTGATGTGTATTGACAGTTAAGCGATACCACTTAGCTGTCAATACAGCTAAGAGATGTCACTTAGCTGTTTTGACATGCTGATCCCAGATCCCGAAAAACTCTTCTGATTCATCTTTTGTCACTAGGGCTTTATAATGCCTGTGAAGCATGACGGGGGAGTTTCCCAGGTGAAGGGCTGCAGCCTCTGCTGACTGTAATCTATTAAGCCAATGGGAAGCAGCAGTATGTCTCATGACATTTCTAGGCCAATTTGTGATCCCTGATTCATCCCTGAGGGAAAGCATCCTCTTTTTCAGGTTAACCTGGGGTCGAATTAATGATGCATAGTGTCCATGGTGTTCAGGCAAGTCCAGGACACGTCTTGACTTGGTCTTTGCTGCATTGGCTCCCACGATCAGGTAACCACCCTTCACTGATAAATGTTCCACCTTCATGGCTTCAGCAACTCTGAGTCCCAGGCAAAGACACAACCAAATGTGTCCCAGTAAATCTGAAGGACAACTTTTGATTAACGAGGAAACATCTTTGTTACTGAGGATTTCTATATCGCCTTTGGGATAACTTGGCTTTCCTGGAATCTTGACTGCTTCGGCTATAAAACCCTGTTGCAAACACCAGTTTAAAAACACTCCAACCTTCCTCCTGGCAGTGTTTCCAGCACCCATCGCATCCAGAGAACCCCACCAGCTTTTTGTGGGGATCTGGCAGATAGGGAGAGAGACATCCATAAAGAGATCAAGTCGATCTAAAACCCATTGAAATTCCTGACAATATCGATGGCTGCAATCTGCCTCCTTGAGATGGGATAAAAAAAGTTCAACAGAAGTCTTGACTGATTGAGTAGAAGCGAGATACAACCTTCGCCAATCTGACCAGACTTGAGCAAGCGATTGCCCATGAGACCACATGTCCGCGACAACGGACAGGTCCTGATCGGAGAGATTAATCTCTTGATTAAGATGGTGGAGTCGTGGGGATTTGAACCCCAGACCCCCACAATGCCATTGTGGATTAGGTTCGATCATTTTAATTAGGAGTTATTTTTTAAAAAAGAAAACAGGGTGGGACGGTAATTGTCCTACCTCACAAAATATAATTTAAAAATAATTGGCCCTTATTGATTCATTGACACGTTCTATTGACTAACACCCATTATTATGAAGCTAACAGCCAAACAAACAGCTATGGCAACCAGGGCAGCTACTTTGCTGGACGTTGGAGTTCCCGATATGCTTTCGCATCTGCTTTCTCAACATCTTCTTTTATTAGAAGAGCAAGCCGATCAGTCTGAGTCATGTCCAGTTCATGACAAAGCTTCTTCCACCGATTAAGCAGACGGTCATCCAACCATGCTGCCAAACACTTTTTACCTAATGCACGTATACTTGGCATAATCGGTGTTTGACACCCCAGAAAAATAAGTAAAGAAAATTTTTGAGATAGTTATTCACATGTGCGAGTATGACTAACACCTCAATAAAACAGCATCAGAGAGATAGAATGTGAACAAGTTTAAATTAATCAGGACACACTCAGGATTATTTTGGGATGACATTGCCGAGGATTTTCCAGAATTCAAAAACTACAAGGAAGCCATGCTTCATTACACTGAGCTATTTAAAGAGAGAGGATTGATTACCTATGGTAAACGCAAAAGAAAAAGGTAAACGAGGAGAATCCATGTGGGTGAAGACCCTCCGATTCTTTGGGTGGGAGGCTAAAAGAACTGGATTCCATCAATCCCAAATGGGATGCGAATCTCCAGATGTAACTTGCGAAGCCCTATCCCCGATCCGCTTTGAAGTTAAAAACACCAAACTTTGCAAAATAAAGGACTGGATGTCCCAAGCAGAAGGAGACTGCAAGCCCTGGGAGATACCAGTCATTGTTTGGAGGCATGAGGCTAGATGGGTAGCCATCCTCCCAAACGCAGAAGACTTTCTTGAGATACTACAAAAATCAGATCTCAAGGACCTAGAAGAACAAAGACAAATAAACAATAAACCAAAGAAAGCATAAAAATATATGAGCATCATCATTAAAGCAGTAAGTAAAAGGCAATCCTTCGGACCAGTAATTCCTGAGGGACCACATTCAGCAAGGCTAATCGGAGTTTACGAACTTGGGTCTCAGCCTAACTATGAGCCTGACAAGCCTCCTGTAAAGAAGCTGGAACTTCTCTTTGAGTTTCCTGAAGTGCGGAAGTCTTGGAAGGAAGGAGAACCAGAAAGACCTGTAACTAAAAGCGTGGATGTCACTCACGTAAGTGGAGAAACGAGCAATGTTCACAAAATACTTTCAGCCCTGAACGGTAAAAACTTGGATGAAGAAGAAGATAATAACCCACGCAATTTTCTGGGCATGGCTTTAACCATTGATATAGAGCATAAAATAAGCAAGAAAAGCGGAAACCCTTATGCCAAGTTTGCGTCTTACTCAAAGATTCCCAGGAAGCCTGGGACAAACGATTACCGCTATGATGTGCCTGAGGCAGAGAACAGCTTTGTCATATACGACATAGATGTTCATCCAGAAAACTGGGATCAGCTCAAGGAATGGACTCAGGACAAAATTAAGAGCAGCCCTGAGTATAAAAAGCAAGTTGGTCAACCAGTAGTTCATGCAGAAGTGGAGGAGCATGATGACGTTTCTTTCTAATCGAAAAACAGAGATCGTCTACAAACTGAACGATCCCGAGTATCGAGCTGACAAGGCTTTATCCACTTCAGAACTCAAAAAGATGAGGGAAAGCCCGAAAGCTTTCTGGAGTTACAGGAACAAGATCTATCCTTACACCTCAACACCATCAATGGAGAAAGGAACCTTGTTCCACATGTATGCACTGGAACCTGATCGTTTCGCCAATGAGGTGATTACCTGTCCTGAGGAGTATTCCAATAAGAGAAAGAAGGTGAATCAAGATTGGTGGAAGGAGCAGGAAGCTCTGGGGAAGAAGGTTATTAAGGAAACGGACCTACAGGCAATTCGATCCATGTTTGGCGCATATAGCGAATTGTCTGTGGTCCGAGAGGTCCAGTTAATGAAGCCTCAGACTGAAGTCTCTGTCTTTGCAAAGAAATTTGTCAAGAACATCGATGCGAAATGTAGAGTGGATCTTTTATGCGGTGACACTGTCATTGACATCAAAACCACGATGAAAGGTGGAGCCAGACCTAGCAAATTTCTCTGGAGACAGAGGGACCTTGGTTACGATTGGCAGCAGGTTCATTATTCAAAGATCCTTCAGAGAGCTGGAGTGGAAGTGAAGCGATGGATCTTTGCAGTAATCGAGACTGAACCACCTTACGAGTCGAGCGAGATCATCTTGGCAGAAGCTGATCTTGCTGAAGCCAGGAAGGAAGTTGATGAGGCATATAAGAAACTTTTGTCATGTATGAGAGTTGATTCATGGCCTAGTCACACGCCTACCAAACCTGTCGAAATCAGCAGGTTCAACACGGCTGATCGTGCAGCCTAAAAAACACGTTTTAAAAAGGAGTGCCTGGGGGACTCTTCCTCAAACCATGCAGGATGCATCGGAAGCTTTTTTAGCTAAGGAAATCTTCTGGTTTGAGGAACCCCTGCCTCCCACTACCTCCCATTCTTACAATCACGATCCCCATGCAGAACGCAAGTATCTTGAGTATGTGAAGGATTGCCTGGATCGAAATCAGGTGGATAAGCACAAAGCAAGGTCCTTCGTTCAGGGTCTGAGGGTATGCGGTAAAGAGGGGGAAAAACTCATAGAACATTTAAAAAAGAAAGTTATCAAATGATAGAAAGTCTGAGAATACAAGAACACCTTGGTCACGCCAGAAATGGAGCAGGCAATCCTTGCAGTTAAAGATCATGGAACCGATGACGATATTTGCAATGGGTAGTTGCATAGGCTTCGCCTTTGGCTTTCTGGTTGCACTGATAATGACGCAAAGGCCATGAGACCAGTCATTCCACAATGGGTATACGAGGTGGGTTTCTCTCCCTTGCAGAGGGAAGCCTACCTCTATGTCTGTATGAGAGGTGTCTGCTTCGATGACAAGCGTTCCATGGCATCTACCCTGGGTGTCTGCAAGACTCGATTGTGGAAAGCTCTGAAGGTGCTGGTTGACCATGGTTGGCTGGATCAAAAAAAGGCAGGAAGATCCACTTGCTACCTCGCCAGGACCAAGGGCAAGCCGATAAAATCGGTTCCTATGACTAACACCCCTAAGAAACAACGTGTACGCGATCACGGACACGTTAACGATACAACGTGTACGCGAGGACGGACACTAACTAATAATAATATAGGTATAGATATTAATAATAATAGTAATAGGGACGAAATCCTCACAGAGATCATTCTGGCAGGAAGATCCAAGAGATCAGATGTCCCTAGAACTGTTGCTGCTGACATCAAGGCAGGCAAAAAGTATTTCCAAATATGACCCTTCAAAAGCAAAACAATAAAATCTCAATCGAATACGACATCCCCGAGGACTTAGATGCAGAGAAAGGGCTTCTCTCTTGTGTTCTTCTAGGGGCTTTCAGCGAAGCTGAAGAGTTAGGGGTGAGTTCCGAATGGTTTTCAGATCTCAGGCACCAACAGATTTGGGCAGCTTGTGAGAACATAATCAAGGACGGTGGGCAGATAGATCAGGTGACTGTTTCAAGGCAATCAGTTAAAAACGCTTTATACATCGACGATCTAATTGAGCATTCACCATCTGCCTCAAACCTGAGCTACTATTCCAAGCAGGCTTATGCTGCTTACATCAGGCGAAAAGTCTTTCTGAAACATTACGCTGCCATTGAAGAGAGTAAGATTGAGCAAGACCCTGAGAAGCTTCTACAGAGGCTACAGGACGATCTCTGGCAGACTACTAGGGGCATGACAGCAGAGAAGGATCAAAGGGTAGCTCAGAAAGGCTTTATAGAGGTCTTGGAGAGTGCTGTAGACGGTGGTGTTCCTGATCTCTCAATCAAGTCTGGAATCTACGGTCTCGATCAGAAGCTGGGAGGGTTTCTTCCTGGGGCAGTTTACATCATCAGCGGTAGACCTGGTGGTGGTAAATCAGCTTTTTCAATGTATTTGGCAATTGCTGCTGCAAAGCAAGGGAAGAGGGTAGCTCTATGGTCCTTGGAAATGCTTTATAACAGCATTGCAGAACGTGCTGTAGCCATTCTATCAGGGGAAGATGTCAGGCATTACCTGAAGACAGGACATGGTGACAAAGGAAAGATAGCCAGAGCTACCAAAGAGTTTTTTGAGCTACCGATTCATATAGAGGACACCCCTGCAATAACCGTCGATCAGTTACGATCCCAGGCAAGGCGATTTGTTCAAGACAAAGGAGTGGACATGTTGGTCATCGATTACCTCACTCTTTTGCGTTCAGGAGGTAGATACGAAAACCGAGTCAATGAGGTAGGAGCCATGACGAGAACAATCAAGATCATCGCTCTGGAATGTGGTGTTCCAGTTTTGCTTCTGGCTCAGATGAATCGAGAGTTTGATAAACGTGAATCCAGTATACCTCGTCTTTCAGATCTGAGGGATTCAGGGACTGCAGAACAGGATGCTGACAGTGTAGGTTTCCTGGTCCCGAATACGAAGGAGGATGAACCTGATGATGGCATCGTTAACTTCTACATCAGAAAAAACAGAAATGGCATTCAGGAAGCCAAGGTATCCTTGGAATACACAAGGTGGAATAGTAGATTCGCTGGTGTCGAGGGACCACCTGTCCTTGAAAACAAACTCCCGAAATGATCATCACTATCACACTTGAAGACCATGATGGCAACGTCATCGAAATACAGAATTCAGTCACCAATAATTCAGGCATGGGCAAGCTGTTATACGGACTCCCTTTACTCTCCCAGGAAGACGCTGATTTCGAGCTGCATGATGATGAAGACTCAGAACCAATTAAAAGCAGGTGGAATTAATGGCTAAGAAAACAAGTAATATTATTGCCTTGGCAGGCAAGAAACGTAGTGGAAAAAGCACGGCTTCCAAGCATGTCATGGCACTCCTTGAGAAAGATGGCTTAAAGGCTATCAGGCTAGGCTTCGCAGACCCTATCAAAAGCGAAGTGGCAAAGATATTTGGAACCTATAAGGAAGCTGATAAGGCTACCCTGAGACCTGTCTACCAGTCTGTCGCTGAGTCCATGAAGATCATGCATGGCAGGGATTTCTGGTTGAAGCAATTAGCGGAAGCCTGGAATCATTATCGGGACCATGGATACAATGCGTTGGTGATCGATGACATGAGGTTTGCGTATGAGCAAGTCTGGGTATCGGGCCTTGAAGGGCAAATCTGGAAGATAGTCAGAGAGACTGGACTTAAAGACGATCATATAAGTGAGACTCAGGTAGGAGCCATCAAGGCAGATCACCTGATTGTTAACAACGGATCTGAAGAGGAATTTCTGGCAGAAGTGACTAACACCTATTATATTAAGTAGATCATG